GAGCGGAAGATCTGGCCGATTACTTGGAGCGCATCTCATGAGAAAATTTGAAGATGGCGCTTTTATAGTGCTGGTTGTGATCTACTGCACCCTCGTAATACTTGCATGGACTCTCACCCCTTAGCGGGGGTGGAGTATTTATTTATTTATTTGAGATTGGACTGGACGCAAAATGAGAGAAATTACTGTGAAATTGTTAAATTTTGAAGAGCTGGACGATGCTGGGAAGGCAAAGGCCATTGATCACTATCGTGAACACTATGACTACTTTTGGTTTGATGAGGCGATTGGGTGCATTGAGGCCTTTGTAAAGTATTTTGGTGGCAAGATCCATGACTATTCCATTGGTGAATATCATCGCTCTTACATTAAAACTAGCCTCGATGCTGGATCATTTAGGGGTGTAACGCTGGCTAGCATTGATCGAGAGTATATGCCAACAGGTTATTACTTAGATAATAGTTTGTGGTATACCTTTTATGACACCTTCAAGGCAACAGGGGACGCGCACCATGCCTACAAAACGGCAATTGAAGAGATATTGATGGATGTGGCGCGTGATGTGGAATATCAGTTTTCAGATGCTGGGATCACGGAAGATTTTATGAACAACGACACGGAGTTTAACGAGGATGGATCTGTGTTTATTGGGAGGGTGGCGTAATGAGTAAATTTAATGTTGGGGATAAGGTTGAAGTAATAGATCAAAGCATTACAGGGGTGATCGTATACGCTGATGATTGGCATATTGTGATTGAGGATGACGATGCAGAAACTGAAGACAATCGTTTGGAGTATCGCGCCAGCGATTTAAAGCTGATTGAAGACATTATTGAGAATGGTAATGCCATGACTAGCGAGATGGATTATGACGCATGGGAGGCCAAATATAGGCCGATATTTAATAACCTTCGCGGGAATGGGGACGAGATTATGTTTGAAACCTATGGCGATGAATTGCATTATGTGCTGGGCGTCAAGAGGTTTAATCCTAACCATGTTTGGACGCTAATTGAAGGCGATGAAGGCCTATGGATCACCAGCGGTTATCATTTTGTCAATCGGGTGAATTACTTTATCACCGAGATCCCTTTCGAGGGTGAAGGCTATTTGGATGTGCTTTATGACCGATATTCTGACTATGACAATGAAGATGATGAGGCAGAATTACAATGGATGTCGCGGGTTTCAGCATTGGCCAGCGCCAAGACTGAAGATGAAGTAGAAGCAATAATTGCACAACACAAGAAGTGATACTTCCAAGCTCCTGCTGGGGGCTTGGGGATTATCATTCGGTAATCATAACTTGTAAGGGGATTATTATGAGCATTGAAACAAACTTGCTGGAAACAGTTCAAGAGATATATTTTGATTTAGTGGATTTAGAGAAAAACTTGTATACAAAAGGAATTAAATTGGATGGATTTGAAGAGTTTGACAATTTATTTGATTTTGTAAATGAGCAAATTAGTAAATTAAATTATCTCGAAGATCACATGAAAACACTATTTAACATTGAGGAGGCTTAATTATGGGCTTAGATATGTATTTATCAGCTGAGAAGTATCACTACGGGTCGCTAAATGAAGAGCCTACGGATCTTACAAAGGCTGTCAATGCCATGACTGATACTAAAGGGTATCAGGTTAAATCATTCAGGATATGGGCATGTGACTGGCGCAAGGCTAATCAGATCCATGCATGGTTTGTGGATAACGTGCAGGAGGGCGAGGACGATTGTAAGGAATATAGGGTAAGCGTAGATCAATTGAGAGATTTGGTTGAGCTGTGCAAGAAGGTGCTGGCGCATCGTGATCGGGCTGAAGAGCTATTGCCGACACAAGCTGGTTTCTTTTTTGGCGGAACAGCAATTGATGATTATTACTTCGCTGATCTTATGGATACCATTGAGAAGCTAGAGCCGTTCACCACAGATCCAAGCTGGGAAAGCTGGGATTTTACATATCAATCTTCATGGTAAGGGGGAGTTATGAATTACTGTTATAGCGTTTTAATAGTAGTAAGAGACAAGGAAACAAATGAAACCATTGAAGAGTTTGAAGAATGGCATCTAAACGATCACACGCTCAATTGCATTAGCGATGACATAGCAGAACTTATGAAGGAGGTTGAAGATGACTGAGCATGATGAACTGACTGCATTGAAAAATGTATTGGAAAGCTGGGGATATTCCACAGAGCCACATTTTTTAGACGCTGAATTGCATGATCTATCTAATTTATTAGCCACCTATTATGATGAAAGCAAAGAGCTTGATAGTTTAAGGGAGAGATACCATGAAGAAATTTAAGAACTTTGAGGTTTCATTCCGCACATGGAATGTAAAGGTGATCAATGTCGTTGCGGAGGACGCTGACGAGGCCGTTGATCTAGCTGTTGACGGCACACGCTTCGATGATGGTGAGGAGTATGAGATATTGGATATTATTGAAAGCGAATTGGAAAGGACGGAAGAAGAATGAATTTAAAACAAGGCAACGGCTTTGTCCCTATCAGAGTATCAGGATCAACTTCACCATATTTGCTGGTGGAGTTTCCTGACAAGGGGACATTTAAGAGCTTATATCGCGCCAGCATTACGGATGCGACAATAGAAAAGTATTGGGTTATACTGAAGGCTAGGGCTGGCGGAGCTACTTTGCAGGAGGCTGGTTTCTTTTATGGCCTAAGTAAAGAGCGCGTCCGCCAGATTGAAGCTAAATTTTTGAGAGGCTTGGCAAAACGTCTCGATGATCAACAACAAACTTCTTTAAAGACTGGCTAGCCTTGAAAAGACCAACCCTTATATGATAATCATTGAAGTCCTCACCGACTGTATCACTAAGCCAGTAAGGCTTGCCTGCCTCATGGGCGACACGCTGGCCGATACCGCTGTTGTCATGATCGGCAATAATGATGCCGTGACTGAACTCTCGCGCTACTTCCTTCATGTTTCCTGCGGAGAAGCACACATGGATGGAGTAGCGCATTTTATTCGATCGCATTACGGCTTGTATGGAAAGACCAGTGGCCAGTCCTTCACAGAAGATGGGAACGCCTTTTGCGTCAAGTGTAAGGGTTGCCCCCTTACTAGTTTGACCATAGAGGAACTTCTTTTCCCCCTCTTCGTTGATGAGCTGGCATCCTACTATTTTGTTATTCCTCCGCATAGGTATCACTAACCTGCCTTCACCTTCTGGCGTATTCCAAACTGCCATGCGCTCTTCAGGAAAGCCTTTCTTAACTAGATATGGATGGGACATCAATTCTGTCTGGTGCATGATCCAACCAGCTTTTGCCGAAGCCTTCTCGGCCAGCTCCATGCGCTCCCTGATTGCCCTGTCTTGATCCTGCTTAAACTGTTGGGATGGGACAAACTTTTGATCTGTCTTCCAGATACTCGGCTTGTCCATTGTCGCCCAGTTTTGCACCCAGCCAACATCACCCATGAATTTATAGCGCCCGTTCTTAGAATGCGGATGATCGGTGGTTGGTGTTGCTACCCACCTGTGAGATGTGATACCGCGAATGATCAGGCCATGCGCCTTTGCAAAGTCTTCAAACATCATGATGACACTCCCATTTTTTGGCTTTTACCATAAACAATGTTTTTATATCTAATCCAGTTAGTTGTTTTGGTTGACGGGTGCTTGGGTGTGCTGTTTAAACCTCTTGGCCATACACCAAACTTATCACGATATTTATGATCAGCCCAGTTAGGGTTATAGTTTTTAGATAATGCAATATACAAAAGCTCTGAATAAAAGTCCTGCTTCTCATCTTTTGTGTTTTTAGTATTTTTTGATAACTCTACAAGCTCACCATTGATTGATGATATTTCGTTGCGCTTCTTACGAACGTGGCCACATGAGGTGCAAGTATCTGAATGCTTAGGCCACAAAGAATGACACATTGGACACTTACTGGCCTCTTTCTCTTTCTGCGTTGGTTCTTTCTTAGCTCTCTCACGAACTTCACTAAGCTCATCTACACCATTGGCATATACTTCATCCCAGTCATCACGAAATCGAAGGTAGTTACCTGAATGATCCAGCCATAATGCAAACTCTTTACCAGCATGAGGGCGCATGACACGACCCATCTGCTGGATGTGTGAGCTTAAAGACTTACTGAAAGGCCTTGCTGATACACCGATCATGACATCAGGAACATCAAACCCGCGCGTCAATACATCTGTAGCTATCAGTCCATGTATCTCAGTATCAGGCTTAGAGAAGTCTTCGATTGCAGCTCGCTTAAACTCATCATCATCTTTATAAGATATTGATACAAAGTTATACCCCCGCTGTGCAAAGTTTGCCACAAGATCTGCCCCGTGCGCTACTCCTGAGCAAAATATAATTGTTTTGCGTGGCCTACCAAAGATCTCATATGTTTTTCTGATCCATTCACCTACAATGTCACCAGTGATGTGCATCCCGCGCTTGGTAGTTTCTTCTTGTGACCATTCACCAGCAACCTTTTTAGCGCCCGTCATGTCGATTTCTTTTGCAATAAATACTCTTAGAGGGGTAAGCCATTTACGATCTACTAGATCCCCCGTAGTCATGCCACAAACTACTTTAGAATAGATATTACCAAGACCCTTAGTAAAAGGCGTAGCTGTCAGGCCAATTACTTTTATATCAGGATTATTTTTGATAAACTCTGTAGTCTGCTTACGAGCAATATGACATTCATCAATGATCAATAGATCAGGCTTTGGAAAGTTATCTCTACGTTCCAGCGTCTGAGCTGAACATACCTGTAAGCGTTCAGCGACATCATACTTCCAGTGATCCGCTTGAAATACACCATGATTGATATTGTATTTGGATAATCGCAGGCTGGTTTGATCCACCAGCACAATACGATCTAACACCATCGAGGCCTTCTTGTAGTTATCAGAAGTGGCTTTCATCAATGAGATTGCCACCTCTGTTTTACCAAAACCCGTTGGTGCGTAAAGAAGTAAAGATTTATGACCTTCACGAAAACCACTGCGTAACGCATCAATCACAGCGGATTGATGTTCCCTTAATTCAAGCTCCATTTAATGCTCCTCAACTGCTGGGAAACCCCCCAGCTTGGGTTGACCTTACGGCCTCTTATCTTGCTTCTAGCTTTGCTTCTAAACTCTTAATCTTATTTTGAAGTGATTTTACCATATTCATCAGCTCAGCGTTACGATTTTGATACATATCTCTACCCTCACGAAGAGATTTATTATCAATTTCTAATACCATGATCGTTCTTCTCAAGCTGGCCACAGTTTCTTCAATGTCCACCTTTTCAAACTCAGAAGCATCCCACTGGCCAATAGCTATTTTATCTTTTAAGTTGTCATTTTCTGATGACAAATCAACAATAACATCTGACAGCTCACTAATGCGATCCGTAAGTTGTGCCATCTGCATCTGCTTCTCATCAATGGTGCTACTGTCTGGCCTTGTGCCAACTGGCCGTTCAAATGTTGGGCGATTTTTAAGTGGCGCGGTATCAACTTTTGATATATTACCCTGCTTGTTAATATATTGCTTAATGGTTGATGCATCTGGATCAGGCTCTAATGTTTTCGCAACACGGCCTACTGTCATTCTTGATACACCAACGTGCTTTGCAATCTCACTGTATGACCATAAGCTCCACTTGGGGTGCTTTAACATGCGAATAATGATGTTGCGGTTATCTTCTGCTGAGTTTGATAGGCCACGTTTACCATTCGCGCTGAATGAGAATAGCTGTGCGTCTTCTACTGTGCCTGCACGAACATCCACTTCAACAAGTGATGCGCCGTTAGCTTTTAATGCAAATAAGCGATGAAAGCCATCAGCCAACCAGTAATCTGATCCATCATGAAATACAACCATAGGTGGGAATGCATCGCCATCTCTTAAATGTTCTGCATACTCATTGACGATGTCTTGATTTAAGCTAATGCGAGATTGAGTATCTCCGTCTGTGCGGATCAAATGTATGTTAATTTGTTTCATTTTACTTCCTTATTTTTCAAAATCTGGATGACGGCAATCTGTTGCATTTTCCCACCGCACCCCCTTAGTTAAACTAAATCTGCGCCACTTGGTTTGATCTGATAATAGATGCCTTTTATTTACAGGTATCTTTTTAGGATAAACAAAATGGCCAGCATCGGCCAGCTCTTTCATTCTTTTTACAGAAGCCTTAGTAAGCCTTCTTAAGTCTTCTTGCGTTGCAAATTTATTTACTGCCAAATACTCAACAATTAAACTAATCAACTCCTGGTCGCTCTTCATATGTTGCCCCTTTGAAATCTTCCTCCCTCAAAACAGACTTATGTGCATCTGTTTTCATCATGTCTAAGGTGTTAATAATGTCACCAAAAGACCCACCACTGACAGAAGCGTCACAGTAACCCATAAGTGAGCCATCGCGATTGTAATAAACTTCTTTGATCTCATAATACTTGCCTTCAAGTTCGTCAGTTAATTCCATTACCCTATAATTCCAACTCATGTGTTCTTTTCCTTTAGTTTTTCTTCTGTCCAATCAATTAGTCTTGACGG